CTCGACGGCTGCGTCATCGACGAGGTCGCGCAGATCAAGCCCGAGGTCTGGAACGACATCCTCCAGCCCGCCCTCTCCGACCGCAAGGGATGGGCCATGTTCATCGGCACCCCCGCCGGGATCAACCTGTTCAGCGAGCTGTTCTACCGGGCGGGCTCCCTGCCAGACTGGTATGCGGCGAGGTACACGGTCCACGACACGGACGCGCTCGACGCCGAGGAGGTCGCACGACTCCAGCGCGACATGCCCGAGCAGGCGTTCGCACGCGAGTATCTCTGCGACTTCAGCGCCGCCGGAGATGACCAGCTCATCAGCCTCTCGGAGGCAGACGCCGCCGCCAGCCGCCGCTACCCGGACGGGGACGTCCTCGAGTTCCCGCTGGTGATCGGCGTCGACCCGGCCCGGTTCGGGGATGACCGCAGCGTGATCGTCCTGCGCCAAGGCCTGCGGATGGAAGAACCCGTCATCCGGCAGGGGATCGACAACATGAACCTCGCGGCCATCGTCGCCAGCATCATCGAGGACCGCGACCCGGACGCCGTGTTCATCGACGCAGGCGCCGGCTCGGGCGTCATCGACCGCCTGCGCCAGCTCGGCTACGAGGTCACCGAGGTGCCATTCGGCGGCAAGGCCACGTTCCCCAACCTGTTCGTCAACAAGCGCACCGAGATGTGGTGGGCCGTCAAGGAGTGGCTCGAGAACGGCGGCAGCATCCCGCAGGACACGACCCTCAAGCAGGAGCTGTCGACCCCGATGTACTGGTACGACGCGGTCGGCAAGCGCGTCCTGGAGTCAAAGGATGACATCAAGAAGCGGCTCCAGGGCGGCGGCAGCCCGGACATCGCCGACGCCCTCGCGCTCACCTTCGCCTACCCGGTCGCGAAGATGCTGCCTCGCGAGGTGCGCGAGCGGCTCGACCCGAAGCCCAAGGAGTACGACCCGTACTCCGAGATGCGGTGAGTACCCGTAACCGATGATGGGAGGAATACAGTCATGCCCGTAAGGCTCGCGACTGCGGACGATCTCGACGTGATCGCCGCGATGGGACAACGGTTCTTCGCAGGCACCCGCTATGCAGCAGCACTTTCGCCAAGCCACGAGGACATGCGAGCCGCCATCGGCGCTGTCTTCGAGCATGGTCGTGTGTGGGTGGCGGAAGTTGACGGCGTTCCTCGCGGCTTCCTGGCAGCTGTTCTCCAGCCCGTCTGGTTCAGCCCTGGCGCCCAAGTCGCACTCGAAACCTCGTGGTGGATGGACGAAGATGTCCGAGGACGAGTTGAAGGCGTGCGGATGCTGGCAGAATTCGAGCGTTGGGCCAAGGAAGAAGGCGCGAAGGCCATCTGCATGTCGGACATCGTCCTCGAAGGGGAAAGCGCGGCGGAGCGCATCCTGACGAGGCTCGGGTACAGGATCACCGAACGGACGTTCACGAAAGGACTGTGATGGAAGGACACTCGCTCCGACGCCACCGCGACCTCGCCGCCCGCCACGAGCGGCGGTTCATCATCTCGGCCATCGGCAGCGCGCTCGGCGCCATCGGCGCCGGCCTCGGCGCTGCGGCGGGCGCGGCCGGCCTCGCGGGCGGCACCGCCGGCGGCCTGGGCGCGGCCATCGGATCTGCGCTCCCTGCCATCGGCGCGGCGACCGCGGCCGCCGGCACGGGCTACGCCATCGCGGCAGGCGAGAGCGGCAAGAAGGCACAGGCGCAGGCCATGAAAGAGCAGCGCACCGCGCAGCAGGCAACCGCCGCGCAGGCACGCAGCCAGCAGCGCCAGTCGCAGCAGGCGATGGCAGCAGCCACCCGCGCACAGCCAGACGTCGCAGGCATCATGCAGCAGGCAGGCGCCGAGGGCGGCCCCACCACCACCATGCTCACCGGGCCGATGGGCGTCAACCCGCAAGACCTCCAGCTGGGGCGCCAGACGCTCCTCGGAGGCTGAGTGAGCCAGTACGTCGGCGACGGCCAGAGCTACGAGGACGCGCCCACGCGGGACAAGCTGTTCACCCGCTGGGGCCAGCTCAAGTCAGAGCGTGCGTCCTGGTACGCGCACTGGCAGGAGCTCACGTCCTACATCCTGCCGCGCAACGGCCGCTACTTCCGCCAGGACCGAGACAAGGGCTGGCGCCGCCACAACAACATCTACGACAACACCGGGACGCGTGCGCTCCGCACGCTCGGCGCCGGCATGATGTCGGGCGCCACGAGCCCGGCCCGCCAGTGGTTCCGGCTCGCCACCCCTGACCCGGAGCTCAATTCCTTCGACCCGGTCAAGCTGTGGCTCGATGACGTCACCAAGCGCATGCAGCGCGTGTTCCAGAAGTCGAACACCTACCGCTCGCTGCACATGATGTACGAGGAGCTCGGCACCTTCGGCACCGCAGCGTCCATCGTGCTACCGGACTACGAGCAGGTCATCCACCACTACCCGCTCACCTGCGGCGAATACTGCATCTCGACCGACGCCAAGGGCCGAGTCTGCACGCTCTACCGCGAGTTCGACATGACGGTGTCGCAGATCGTCAAGGAGTTCGGCCTCGAGAACTGCTCCGTCACCGTGCGGAACATGTATTCGAACGGCACCCTCGACCAGTGGGTGCCCGTGATCCACGCCATCGAGCCGCGTGCAGACCGCGACATGGGCAAGCGCGACTCGCGCAACATGCCCTTCGGGTCGTGGTACTTCGAGGTCGGCGGCGAGGACGGCAAGTTCCTGCGCGAGAGCGGGTTCATGCAGTTCCCGGCGCTCGTCCCACGCTGGGCCGTGGTCGGCGGCGACATCTACGGGCACAGCCCCGGCATGGAGGCGCTCGGCGACGTCAAGCAGCTCCAGCACGAGCAGCTCCGCAAGGCGCAGGCCATCGACTACCAGACGAAGCCGCCCCTCCAGGTGCCTGCGTCGATGAAGAACCGCGACATCGAGATGCTCCCGGGCGGGATCTCCTACTACGACGGCGCGGCCAACAACGGGATCAAGACCGCGTTCGAGGTGAACCTCAACCTCCAGTACCTCCTGAACGACATCATGGACTGCCGCGAGCGCGTGCGGGGCGCGTTCTACGCGGACCTGTTCCTGATGCTCGCCAACGCCGGCCCGAACACGCGGATGACCGCAACCGAGGTCGCAGAGCGCCACGAGGAGAAGCTCATCATGCTCGGCCCCGTGCTTGAGCGCCTGCACAACGAGCTCCTCGCCCCGCTCGTGGACACGACCTTCACCCGCATGGTGCAGGCCGGGATCGTCCCGCCTGCGCCGCAGGAATTGCAGGGAATGGACCTGAACATCGAGTTCGTGTCCATGCTGGCGCAGGCGCAGCGCGCCATCGGAACGAACGCCGTCGACCGCTTCGTCGGGAACCTCGGCGCCATCGCGCAGATGAAGCCCGACATCCTCGACAAGTTCGACCAGGATGAGTGGGCCGACGTGTATGCCGACATGCTCGGCATCGACCCAGCGCTCATCATCGCGGACAAGGACGTCGCGCTCATCCGCCAGGCGCGTGCGCAGGCGATGGCCGCGAAGGAGCAGGCGGCCGTCATGCAGCAGCAGTCGCAGACGGTCAAGAACATGGCGCAGTCGCCGACAGGCGGCGACAACGCCCTCACCGACATCACGAACATGTTCTCGGGGTATGGCTCCCCGAGCCCGGTGGAGCTCTGACGTGGGATTCCTGAAGCAGGGATTCCCGTGGATCTACGACAACGCATCGGGCGACATCGTCGGCGTCAAGGATCCTGACGGCAGCGAGACGTACTTCTCGAGGGCGCCGTACATCGGGTCGTTCTACGACGTCTCGAACCAGCCGGCGTCCGCCAACACCGAGACGCTGATGGAGTGCGACAGCGTCGACATCTCACGCGGCGTCGTGATGGTGGACAACACGAAGATCACCGCCGGCCGCACGGCGACCTACAACATCGCCTTCAGCGCCCAGTTCGTGAATTCAAGCAACGACGAGCGCGAGATCAGCATCTGGCTCGCCAAGCAAGGCGCCGCACTCGCCAACTCCACCACGATGGTCACCATCCTCAAGAAGCACGCCGGAGGCAATTCGTTCCTCGTCGCGGCGTGGAACTTCTTCGTGGACCTCGACCAGGGCCAGTACGCGCAGATCTACTGGTCGGTCAACGGGACCGGGGTGTCGATGGCCTACACCGGGACGCAGACCACGCCGACCCGCCCGGCCACGCCGTCCTTGATCATCACCGTGAACGAGGTCGATGGTCAGTACCCGTAAGCAACCAACGCGGGACTACATTCGCCGATGAGCACGAATTACGACCCCCTCGACCTGCGCGGGCAGGAGCGCGACCGAGCCGACAAGGAGCTCAGGGAGCGCCTGGACAGGCAGAACGAGGAGGCCGACGTGAAGTGGCTCATGTCGCAGAAGCGCGGCAGGCGCA